GGCCCGTGGCATGACCTTAACAGATAAGAAGATCATCAAGAATCCTGACGGATCTATCAGGCAGGAGATCACAACGAAAGAGATCCCTCCGGACACCATAGCAGGAATCTTTTGGTTAAAGAATCGGGATTCTTCCAGGTGGAGGGACAAACAAGAGGTTGAGCACAGTGGCGAGGTGGAGCAGAGCGTCATTATACTGCCAAGTAATGGGAGACAGATGCGGGAGATACCGGACACAACGGCCAAACCTAACGGGGTGACTGATGGATCTTAACACGGTGTATTGTGGCGACTGCCTGGACGTTATGCGACAGATGGAAGATAACAGCGTGGATCTTGTGCTCACTGATCCGCCTTATTATCAGGTAATGAAGCAGGACCATGCAGGGAATAAGTATGATTGGGATAATGTCTGGGATTCATTCGAGGACTACCTCTCATTTATCGAAACGTGCTTTATTGAGTTTAAAAGAATCCTGAAACAGAACGGTTCTTTCTACTGCTTCGCTGATGACAAGATCAGCACATACATTCAGGTTGTTGGTGACAAGTATTTTCACCTTGAAAATAATATCATCTGGCACAAGCCCAACAACATGCCAATTAAGGGATGGAATAACTTCAGGTCATTTGCCCCGGTAACAGAGAGGATCTTATTTTATTCTGGTGAAGTGGAGAAAACCGGGTTACAGGAAATCTATGGTAATAGAAGCCTGTTTTTACCAATAAAAGAGTATATGCTTTCAGAATTATCTAAAAGTAAATTATCAAAGCAGGATGTAAATAAATTACTGGGTAGTCCTATAACTGGTGGCGGTATGGCGTGTCATTTCTTTGGGGATACTGATCAATACGCCTTACCAACTGAAGAAATGTATTCAAAACTTCAAACCACGGGATTCTTTAAGCGAGGATATGAAGAGTTGAGAAGAGAATACGAAGAGCTGAGAAGAGAATACGAAGAGCTGAGAAGAGAATACGAAGAGCTGAGAAGGCCATTCTACCCGTTAAAGAATTATACCGACGTGTGGAGCATACCTATAACATCTGCAGAGGAACGGTGTGGACACCCCACCCAGAAACCGGAGAAGATAATTAAAAGGATTATTGAAACATCAAGCAGACCAAATGATATTATCTTTGATCCATTCCTCGGTTCAGGCACAACTGCGGTCGCCTGCATCAACACGGGCCGCAACTTCATGGGCATAGAAAAGGATGAAGACTATTATGCCATTGCACAGAAGCGTATCAAGGAGGCACAAGGGCAGTCGCGGTTATTCTGAACCGTAACATTATATATACCTGCCTCCATATCCTATAACAATGGCAGATAGCACCACTGTTCAAATTTCCATCGAAACCAAATCTTTTTTAGACGACCTCAAACAGCCCAAGGAGTCATACAATGCGGTGATTGCACGGGTGCTCCGGGTGAAGTCAGACCCTCGATATGTCACGCTGAGGATGGCACCTGAAGAGTATAACATTCTGCGTAACCGGCAGGACTGGAAAATCTGCATGGATATCCTCCGGGATGCGAGGCAGTGAGTGCAAAAAAAGCATTAGATCAGCAACTCATATACCAAACAATCACCTGCACAAAGTGTGGGGGAAAACTAAAACAGAAAGGCGCAGTATACGTCTGTGCAAAGTGTGGAACGCTATATACATTCCCCCAACCGGGCCCTCAATCTGAGTTTATATCATGCCCCGCAGACATCTGTATTTATGGTGGCGCTGCCGGATCGGGGAAGACGTATGCAGAGCTGCTTGAACCTCTGCAATATATCACAAAGGTGCCAGGCTTTAATGCGATGATCTTTCGGAGGACCACTCCTATGATCCGGGCCGGGGGTGGCCTTTGGGATGAATCTTTAAAATTATACACCGGGCGTGCAGAGCCAAAGGGCAGCTCCCTTGAGTGGACGTTTCCCTGCATGGGGGCAAAGAACCCCAACCGGCTGAAGTTCGCACACTTGGAGTATGAGAAGAATGCGCAGGACTATCAAGGGGCACAGTTGTGCCTGATCATGTTTGATGAGCTGACACACTTCACAGAAAAACAGTTCTGGTACCTTACTTCACGTAATAGGTCCGTATGTGGTGTTGACCCATACATCAGAGGAACCTGCAACCCTGACCCCGACAGTTGGCTGATTGTAGGCGATGACGGGTGGGGGTCGGGCATTATGGGTTGGTGGATAGACCAGAAAACAGGATACCCAATACCTAAAAGGTCCGGCGTGATCCGGTGGTTTGTGCGTGTCAATAATAAGATCATATGGGGCGACAGTGCCGAAGAATTGAAAGCAAAAGATCCTGAGTTAATCCCAAAATCATTTACTTTCATATCCGCAAAACTGAGTGATAACCCTCTGCTGATGGAAGCTGATCCTGGTTACAGATCCAAACTCTTAGCCCTCCCTGAGGTCGAGAAGGAGCGTCTGTTGAACGGCAATTGGAAGATCAGACCCGCAGGCGGCAACGTGTTTAAACGAGAGTGGTTCCGTCACCTGATATCAGAACCGATTCTGCAACAGATGCAATTTACCTATAAGATAGGCTCATGGGACACTGCCTTTGCAGTGGACAAGGAAGGCAAAACCAACGACCCTGATTATTCAGTTTATGGCCTGTGGGGTGTAACCCCGAAAGGGTTTGTTCTGCTGGATCGGTTCAAGGAGAAATTAGAATACCCTGACCTGCTGCAGACGGCATACAACACCTATCTGCGGGACAGGCCAAATGCCTTACTGATAGAAAATAAGGCAAGTGGGCAAAGCTTGATCCAGTCCCTCCGGTCATGCGGAACACCAATCCCATTGGTTGAAATAAACCCCGTGGGGACCAAGCTTGACAGAGCATATCAGACAGTGCCGTTCTTCGCTGCAGGTATGGTCTATTTCCCTGAGGGCGCATACTGGCTACATGACTATACTGAGGAGATGGTGAGCTTCCCTGACGCCGCACATGACGACAGTGTGGATATGACAAGCCAGGGGATTATCTGGTATTCTCAAGGCGGCATGTCTGGCGGAGGCAAGCAGGTTATGCGGGCAATTGAGGACGACTACTACATATAGGCAAGTATATATAGTAGTGGCTACAATGTAGATAGGTAACACTACAAGAGGATGAGTAAAATGGTAGCAATGAATGAATCAAACTTTAAGATGAGCACTGAAGACCTTGCAACACAGATCTCCCAAATCTGCGATGATAACTCAAAATTTACAGTGGTTACACGCGGCGACAGTTACAACGGAAGAATAGACGGTAAAATAATCATTGAGACTCGCGAAGGAATGGACAACCTCACAATACACGTATCATTTGATGAGGTAAAAGCCGGCACAAAACAGGTTGGGGAGCACGGAATAAAGCAGCTCTACAAAATAGACCGCACCTCATGCAAGATTTACAATGCGCTTGTGCTTGCAGGGATCAAACCGGCAAACTAAATTTTATAACTAATTCAAACACACTTTTTTATTATATTAACTCAATCCTAATTGAGACATGTCTTTCCTGAAATCAAAAGCCCTGACGAGGGCCGAAAGCCAGATCACCGTATTGTCAAAATCCCTTGACGATCAGAAGATCGAATCCCTGAGCCTGTCACATCAGGTCACACAGCTTAGCGATAAGCTGGATGAAAGCGCAGCAACGGGCCTGTTTGACTGGAGAACCACCCGAGACCTTAACTGGGTCAGGATGTCGGGCCGTGTTGTCCAGAACCTCACCAAGCAGGACGTTGACAACTATGCGGATATTTCTGAGTATTACTACATCTTCAATCCGCTAATTAAGCGTGTAATAGATGTAAGAACCTTATTCACGTTCGCCAAGGGGTTCGATCTGTCGGTGGAAGAGGGCAACCAGAATGATAAGGTGCAGGTGCTTGACCCTATCCTAAAGGATGCATACAACCTGTCCGCGTTCGCATCTCAGCAGGCCATAGAGCAGAATGACAAGACACTGCAGAAGGGTGCAAATCTGTTTATCGCAATCTACAAGCAGACTGTACCGAATATATCGCTGAGGCTATTTCCTGCAGAGGAGATCAGCCAGATCATCACTGATCCGGGTGACAGTTACAAACCGTTACTTTACAAACGGATGAGAAACGGGAAAGCGGTATACTACCCTGACTTCAGGAACGACAGAAAGGAAACGGGCGGCGTGACAGGCGTCATTGACTGGCCTGTGTCGATCTATCATGTGGCGGTTAATAAGATTGACTCATTGGGCTTTGGAATAACTGACATAGCAGCATCATACCGGTGGGCTGAGGCACAGGGGCAATTCCTTGAGGACTGGGGGGCTGTTGTCAGGACTATCCGGAAGTATTCGGGGATGGTAGAAACAGACTCAACCAACCAGGGAACTATCAACGCTATAGGCGGGCAGTTCGCAGGAAATCAGGCAGCAATGGGCACACCTATGCAAAGCAACCCTTCAGGGTCATTCCTCACAATGGGAGGTGGCAACAAGTATAAGGTGGTGGATGCGGGCAGTAACAAGGTCGTAGGGCCAAAGGATAGCAGACTATTTACCTTGCAGGTGTGTGCCGCTACTGGGGTGCCTGAAACCATTCTTACGGGTGATCCAAGCACGGGTAACCTCGCCACTGCCAAGGAGCTGACCGGACCGTTCATGATGCTCATTGAGGGGCGGCAGTCAATGTGGGCGGATGTGTGGAAAAACTTATGTGAGTATCTCTTCCGGCTACAGGGAAAAGACGTACAGGTGAAAGTCACATTCCCCCCGATAACCCAGGAAGACGCCAACGACAGGATACAGGCCATCGTCAGTGCTGCAACCCTTGACTCTAAGATGTGGGCCGGGACCATGTCTATTAAAGACGTGGTGCGGGCAGTTTATACTACGCTTGACATTGAGATCACAGATGACGAACTGGCAGACATTGCAGACATGGCCGCAATGGACACCACCGTCACCGAGGCGATTAAACGCATAAATAAGAATCTTGAGATGTTATCTCAGGAATAATCTATTTTAGGTAACATTATATATGATTGGCTACAATGTATAGTATACTCAGAAGGAGAATAAATAACCTGGACCAATTTGAAACATTTGAAATTCCTGCAGAGACCTTTGATGATATGATGACAAAAGATGGCTTTGATATCAAACCAAAGAAAACTCAGACACTCACAGGCGCACAGGTCACCGCAAGATGCTTATACAAACCATCTAAACCCAGCACCTGTGTTTATGTCCTTACAAACGGGAACAAAATGGTAAAAACACCCCCTCCGGCGGCAGGCAAATGGGATTCACTCCCTGGTGCTCTGATCCGCGAGGGCTGCAATGGGTATCTGAACCCGGTTTTCGTCGAGTGGTTGATGGGTGTCCCTCCGGGATGGACAGACTTAGAGCATTAGGAAACGCAGTGGTCCCCCAACAGGTATACCCCATATTGCAGGCTATAGCAGACATTGAGAATGGAAAACAAACCCTTTAACACAAAACCTTTTTTTAACTCAAACTCAATTGTTCTTGAATGATGAATCGTCTCAGAGAGGCCAACATAGGCACAATCAAGAACCGGGAGCGGGATGCACTGGCAAAGAAGGCATTACCCCATATCAGAACCTTTTTTAGGAACCAACGCACCATATTCTTTAAGCGGTTCAGCGATTACAAATCATTCTTTCCCGAATCGGGCAGGCCCTCGCTAACCGCTCTTTCCTTGAGACTTATTGAAGCTGATCGACAGATGACGCTTGCCGACTTCGACAGAGTATGGAATGGTGTTGAGGCTGAGACGACAGACCAACTACAGGTGTTGATCTACACTGAGGAGTCAAAGGCGATGGAAGCGGGGGCTGAGATTGGCAAAACCTTCTTTGATCCTGATGTTGGGGGATCATTTGATCTTGATAATCCTCGGGCTGTGAACTGGTTCGCAGAGCATGGCGGGAGCGCTCAGTATATCAAAGGCATCCAGACCACCACGAAGAATCAGATCAAGACCATAATGGTGCACGCCCTCGATGAGGGGTTAACCTATGACGAGACTGCCAAACTGATAAACGGGCGGTTCGCAGAGTTCTCCCTGAGCCGGGCCCGCACAATTGCAATCCATGAAGCCGCTGCAGGTTATGAGGGTGGCAACAGGATCTTTGTGGATGGTATCGCAGACATGGGGGTTGTCATGGAGAAAAAATGGCAGAACTCACTAGATGACGATGTTACCCCTAAATGCGAATTAAACACGGCAGATGGGTGGATTCCTCTGAACCAGGCACACACTTCAGGGCACCAAAATCCCCCGAGACATGTTCGATGTCGATGTTACGAATTGTATCAGCAGAAGAAATAACCAACCACATTCTCTTTTTTTGGACAATGCTTATTAAGTATTAAGTATAATTATGGTGCATGCCAAGAGCAGTAAATGGTATGAAAAAGTGCACCCAGTGTGGGGGGATTAAGCCGGTTAGAATCATTGCGCAAACCCAAAAAAAGCGATTACGAGAAGAACATCAAGCGCATCAGAAAGGAGCAGAAGATATGATTAAAGTAAAGTGCCCGCGTGAAGAGTGCGGCCACGAATGGACCTACAAGGGCAAGGCATGGTGGATCACCTGCCCTCAGTGCCGGAAGCTGTTTAAGAATCCTGAGCGGGTGAGCGATAAATGATAAACACCTGCAAGAACGGGTATGGCAGCGTAATCGAGGACGTGACGCACTGCAAGATTACGGGATGTAACTGCACTTATGTGTCTGACTGGGAAGGCACGCAGTGCATCTGCAATAACTATGTGGATGCACATGGTTCAGACGTTCACCCGGATGTGCATAAACTGAGGGGATTGGCATGAAATGAAATGCCATGTCTGCGGTGGGAATTTGGAATTTATGAGATCTGCATTATCCAAACCTCAACCTTGTGTTGCTGGCAAAACACATGGGGTTAAAATATTGCTTTGTGACAAATGTTATAGAGAATATTATTATGACTGGCATTTGACTAAAACCAGCAGTTGAATCCTATAGCAATCTCACACACTATTTTATATCCTTAACTTAAATTAAATTGTGTAAATGAAATCTAACCTATTAGGTATCGTTTCACGACTACGCGAAGCCACCGCCGGAGCAGAAGCCGGTGAACTGGACGTGCACATTATCCAACCGGGGTGGGGATCATCCGGATACTATCCTGAATCCGTTCTGCAGAAGGCGGTGACAGACAAGGTCTATCATGCCGGGATGCACATGGGGTGGGATCATCCGACCGAACAGGAAGATTGGTCACGCCCAGAAAGATCACTCAAAAACCTGGCAGGGGCACTCACGCAGGATGCATGGTATGACTCAGATGGATGGGACAAGACGCCAGAAAACCCAACCGGAGCAGGTGTCTATTCTACCGCGAAACCTTTTCCAACTTACGCCGCATCCATAAAAGCGATGGGTGAGCATATCGGGGTATCTCATAGCGTCTATGGGGATGATGAGTGGGGCAAGGCAGAGGACAAAGAAGGGAAGATCATTACCCAAATCTTTGCTGATGCTTTTAACACCGTGGATTTTGTCACGCTGCCCGGAGCGGGCGGACATTACAAAGCGGTGTTCGCAGAGACGCTGAAACGAACCGAGAAAAAAGAAGGAGATGATACTATTACTGAAACAAAGATTACTATTGGTGATGTAAGAAAGGACACTAAGATCATGGAAGCCCTTAAAAAGGAGTTCATGAAAGAAGCAGACGGCGATAAGATCGCGGAGAAGCTTACCGAAGCACAGGTTAAGAATACTGAACTCACTGAAGCACTCAAAGAAGCGGGTGCTAAGCTGATTGTTCTGGAAGGGAGGACATATGCACTCGCAAAGGTTGCAGAGTCTAAGCTGCCTGCACTCTCTCAGAAGAGGGTTACCGAGTCTCTCGCATTCGGCAAAATCCCGGATCAGGACAGCGTCATTGATACCGT